CATGAGCCAAGCAAACATGCCCATGAGAGGCCAGAGAACAGCCACTAACAAGGCTAAAAAGAAATGAAGGATGGGAGACTAGCCAAGGCTGGCGTTAGTGGCTTTAACAAGCCCAAGGCAACCCCTAGTCACCCAACCAAAAGCCACGTAGTTGTGGCTAAAGAGGGTGATCAGGTTAAGACCATACGCTTTGGACAACAAGGCGTGTCTGGTAGTCCCAAGAAGGACAACGAGTCTGAGAGCTACAAGAACCGAAGAGAGAGCTTTAAAGCCCGACATTCTAGCAACATAGCCAAAGGTAAGATGAGTGCTGCTTATTGGGCTGATAAGGTTAAATGGTAGCTTGACAAATATAACAAACCATGTTATAATATAAACATATAAGGAAATAGTATGACATATTTAGAAGCTGTCAATAGTGTACTACGAAGACTCAGGGAACGAGAGGTTGCTTCTGTTTCCGAAAGTTCTTATAGTAAGCTTATTGGTGACTTTGTAAATGATGCTCGGAATGAGGTGGAGACTGCTTGGGGCTGGTCTGCCCTTAGAACAACTCTGACATTAACTACAACAGCCAACATCTTTAACTATGAGCTGAATGGTAGTCAGAACAACTTTACAATCCTTGATGTTATCAACGATACAGACGATCAGTTTATGGAGTATCGTCCCGGCACTTGGTTTGATAATGCTTTCTTAACTCAAGGACTAGTCACTGGCTCTCCTGAGTATTACAACTTCAATGGTGTAGCTAACGATGGTGACACACAGGTTGACATCTATCCAATACCTGATGCTGTATACACCATTCGCTTCAATGTGGTTCTACGTAACCAAGACATGACAAGCGATGGTACTGTCTTATATGTTCCTACACGCCCTATTATACTCTTAGCCACGGCTAAAGCCATTGAAGAGCGTGGTGAGGATGGTGGTAATGCCAGCATGAATGCCTACGCTGCTGGTCGTTCTAGCTTGGCTGATGAGATTGCTCTTGATGCTGCTCGCCGCCCTGATGAAACTATCTGGTATCCAGTATGAAACAACTCTCTAGTGCTGCTGTAGCTGCTCCGGGTTTCTATGGGCTTAATACCCAAGAGAGTGGAGCAGTGTTGTCTGATGGGTTTGCACTTGTAGCTTCTAATTGTGTCATTGATAAGTATGGACGCTTAGGAGCACGTAAGGGTTGGGTACAGAAGACAACAGCAACTGGTGGTCTTGGTAGTGCTCCTCTCTATAGCATCTTTGAATACTTGAATGCTGATGGTACATTTGACTATCTGAGTGCTGGTAACAATAAGCTTTGGAGGGGCGGCATTGGTGCTACCCTCACAGACATCACACCAACAATGACCATCACAGACAACCACTGGCAGATGGCTTCTTTGAATGACCATTGCTTGATGACACAGAAGAGCCATCTTCCTGTGTTATTTTCAAGAGAGAGTGGAAGTCCTGTATGTACAACTCTTGTAGGCCATGCTGCACATGGTGGTGATTATACTTCTCCAGTGTTTGGTACTGGTACAAGCAATGCCCCTAATACTTGCTTAGCTGCTTATGGTCGCTTTTGGGTGGCAGGAAGTACAGCCTCTCCAACTACAGTGTTCTGGTCTACAGATATTGCTGATACTCATTTCCCTACATTTAACACTGGTGGTGCTCGTACCTCTGGTAGTATTAACATAGCTTCTAAGCTTCCTAATAACACAGATGAAATTGTAGCCCTTGCTGCACATAATGGTTTCTTAGTTATCTTCTGTAAACAAAACATTGTCATTCTAAGCGGTGCTGAAACACCAGCAACAGCAATGACCATCTCTGATGTAATTCCAGGAATTGGTTGTATTGCTAGAGACAGCGTACAGAAGACAGGTAATGACTTGTTGTTCTTAAGTGCTTCAGGTGTTCGTAGTCTTGGACGTACCATTCAAGAGAAGAGTATGCCAATGCGTGACATCTCTAAGAACATACGAGATGATTTATTTGATGCCATAGCAAACACAGAAGCTAAACTTATTAAGAGTTGTTACTCAGAGAAGTTTGGTTTCTATCTATTAAGCTTTCCTTCAACAGCTTCTCCTATTGTCTATTGCTTTGATTTAAAACAAGCCCTGCCAGATGGTGCTTCTCGTGTGACAACATGGAACTCCTATGCTGGCTATGCTTTCTCTGCTAATAGGGATGGCTCTTTATACATAGGAAAGCCAGCAGGGATTGGTGAATACACTGGCTACCAAGATAATGGCTTGAAATATACATTCACTTATTATACAAACTACTTTGACTTTGATCAACCAACAACTAATAAGATTATAAAGAAGCTTGGCTTTGTATTAATTGGTGGTGGTGGTCAACGCTTTGTTGCTAAGATTGGTTTTGATTATTCAAACAAGTATAACAGCTACCCTGTTCTTATGGAAACAGGAGCATATGCAGAATATAACATAGGTGAATATAACATAGCAGAATACTCATCAGGTGTTGTTATTGATGATGTTTCTGTTGCTGTTGGTGGTCAAGGAAAGATTATTCAAATGGGCTTTGAGGCTGAGGTGTCTGGTTCTCCTCTAAGCGTACAGAAGATGGACATATTTATTAAGCAAGGGAAGACTTACTAATGAGTAACTATACTAAACTAACAGCGTATGATACAAAAGACAACCTGACAACTGGTGATGCTTTAAAGCGTATCAAAGGAACAGAACTTGATGATGAGTTTGATGCCATCTCTGTAGCCATTGCAACCAAAGCAAACTTAGCAAGCCCTGAGTTTTCAGGAACTCCTACAGTTCCTACAGCTTCAGCAGGAAGTAATACTACACAAGCAGCTTCAACAGCCTTTGTTCAAGCTGCCATTTCTTTGTTATACCCCATAGGTTCTATATATACTAATGCTACTAGTGCTGTAAACCCTGCAACATTATTAGGCTTTGGTACATGGTCAGCCTTTGCTGCTGGTCGTGTTATGGTTGGCTTTAATTCTGCCAATGCTTTGTTTGACACTGCTGAAGAAACTGGTGGTAGTGCAGATGCAATTACAGTTAGTCACACTCACACGGCTACAGTTACAGACCCCGGACACGTTCACCAACAAAACGGCAATGGTGGTTTATGTCCCGGCGGCGGTAGTCAAGTTCCATTAGGTAATATAGCATCAGGATATAACACTGTAAGTGCAACAACAGGCATATCAGTAACTAATGCCTCTGCTGGTTCTTCAGGAACCAATGCCAACTACCAACCATACATCACTGTCTATATGTGGAAACGTACAGCATGATGCCAGCAATAGTTCATCATTTTAGTGATGGCTTATATGCCAAGGAAACATTTATTCCTGCAAATACAGAGCTTGTACAACATAAGCATAGCTATGCACATCTCTCTATTCTTGCACAAGGAAGTGTTGTAGTAACAAGTAATGATGGAATGAAAATAGTACATGCTCCTGCGTGTATTGAAATTAAAGCTGGTGAATATCATAGCGTTGAAGCTATCACCAATGTTGTATGGTATTGTATTCATGCCACTGATGAAAAAGATTCATCTAAGGTGGATGAAGTTTTAATTAAAGGAGTATAGTATGCCGTGGATGATGCCAGCAGCAATAGCAGGAAGTAGTATTATAGGTGGTATGATGGGGCAAAGTGCTGCTGAAGATGCAGCAAATGCTTCTCGTGCCGCTGGTCGAGAGGCTAATGCAGCCAACTTAGAAGCAGCACGTATAGCTGCTGATGCTGCTAAGTTTAGACCATATAGTGTAACCTCTGGCTTTGGTAGAGGCTTCTTTGATACAGAGAAGAGCACTGCTGGCTATGACATTGATCCTCGTTTAGCTTCCTTTAGAGATGTTCTCTATGGGCAAGCAGAACAAACAATGGGAGGCATTGGTACTCCTGAAGATCAAGCTCGTCAGTATTACCAACAGCAGATGGGCTTGCTTGCTCCGGGTAGGACACAAGAAGACATCATGGCACGTGAGAACGCCTTACGTACAGGGCGTATTGGTCTTGGTGTTTCTGCTGGCTATGGTGGTGCAGGGGATGTTTCTGGTATGTTAAACCCAGATGACTTTGCACGTATGCGAGCACGTGAACTTTCTAATACACAGATTGCTAACGAGAGTACAACCTATGGTCAAAACTTAATTGATAAACTCATTGCTCGTGGTACAGGCTTGTTCACTGCTGGCGCTGGTGTGGAACAACTTGGTATGTCTCCAATGACTATGGGTGCTGACATTGGTAATAAGGCTTCTGTATCTCAAGGACAACAAGCTCAGGCTTTGTTGCAAGGAGGAAGAGCAGGAGCAGATGCTATGTTAGCAGGAAGCAACGCTGCCACTCAATACAATCTTGCTGGTAATTTAGGTGTGGCAAGAGGAGTGATGGGTGCTGGTAATGCCTTCAGTGGTATGTTTACACAGCAGCCACAGCAACAACAACCACAAATGAATAGTTCTTATTACTCAAATCAAAATACATATAATCCAAGTCCCTTTGGTAATCGTGGAGGTCAATAAAAATGGCAACAACAGTTGAAGGACTCTTTAATTTACCAACAGCAGCACAAGCTGGTCAACAATACTACGAGGGTTTGTTAACCTCTCCGGGTCAGATGAACAACCTCAGTTTGTTGCAACAACTATCAGCATTGGGAGCTAACGCTGGCGCTGGTATTGGCTATGCTGGTGGACGCTTGTTAGGTGGTAAGGCTCCTGATGAGGTTCGTATCCAAGGGGTAAACGAAGCAATGGCAGAAGCCACTCGTATGGGTGGCACAGATGCTGACATGTATAGCAACCTAGCCAAGGGCTTAGCTTCTCGTGGTCTTACACAAGATGCTATGGCTGCAACAGAACGTGCTCGTACTGCTAAGCGTGATGAACAGGCTATGACATTGGCAACAAGCCAAGAAGCTCGTGCTGTGTCAGGAGAAGGACGTGCTGTATCTGCTGAGCAACGTAATGTCTTAGAAGAAGAACGTAGAGTTATTGCTGCTAAACAAGCAGAAGCAGAATACAAACAACGTATGGCGTTGTATCCTCTTGATGTGCAAGCTAAAGGGCTGGCTATTCAGAAAGCTGAACGAGATCTTAATGGTGCTATGGGTGAGTATGCCATCACTCAAGAGGCTTTGACTAAGGGAGTTAACCCTCAAACTGGTAAGCCACTAACAGACACAGAAGCAAGGGATTT